CCCCGCCACAGGCACGTTGAAAAAGGGTGACGGAAAGCCAACAGACTACGAGTCTGAGGCTATGCAGTCTGCACAATTTTAAGAATTCGCTGGCTACCCGCACAACGCGGCCCCAGCACAACCGGAGCGGCCACCCACAGCCAAGTGGCACCGCGAGTGAGGTAAAGTAAATGGCAAAACGAGTAAGAGGCCACCGTGCCAACAAGCCGAATGATTCCTTCGGCACTATCAACAGCGACACGCTGTATCGTGGTAATTATCGTGAGGATGTCTACAAAGACGACGATGATGAATCCGACGAAACTATGGAAGCCCAAGATGCGGACCCCGGAGAGGCTACTCCCCAAGAGGCAGCGAGTTTCGTAGAACAAAAACAAGAACCGGACCACGACTACAAGAAACGATACGACGACCTAAAGAAACACTACGATACAAAGGTCAATGAGTTCAAGCAGGAAATCGCGGACTTGAAGACAGCTATGCAATCTCCTCAAGCACAGATGCCACAAGGAGTGCCCATGCCCAAGACCCCCGAAGAACTGCGAGCGTTCAAAGAACAGTACCCGGAAGTGTTCGAAGTCGTACAAACCGTTTCTTCACTCCAAGCTGAATCTCAGCTATCCGAACTCCGTGAGGAACTCGGTACAATCAAAGAACGGGAAAAGCAACTCGAAAAGCAGAAAGCCTACGAGGAACTGCTACGATTGCATCCGGACTTTGACGATATCAAGGGTGACGAAAAGTTCCTTGAGTGGCTGCAAGAACAGCCGGAGTCAATCTCTGACGGCATCTACAAGAACAATACAGATGCTCGTTGGGCGGCACGTGTACTCGATCTGTACAAAGCAGATACTGGCACAACAAAACGGAAGCGTACCAAGTCCGATTCTTCTGCAGCAGATGCCGTAACACGCACTGTTGCCCGTGATGTCAAGACGACATCCGGAAATGATCGTATCTGGAAAGCTTCTGAAATCGGTCGGATGAAACCGTGGGAGTTCGAGAAGCACGAACAAGAACTCGACTCTGCACGGGCAGAAGGCCGAATAGACTACAACTCTTAAACCTCAACAAAGGAAGGACAGACCAATGGCTTTTGGTACTGCTGCAGGTTATGGTAACCTGCCTTCCGGTAACTTTACACCGGAAATCTTTAGCCAAAAGGTTCTCAAATTCTTCCGTCGCGCTTCGGTTGCAGAAGATATTACGAATACCGACTACGCTGGCGAAATTGAGAACTTTGGCGACACCGTCCGCATTATCAAGGAGCCGACAATTACCGTCTCCTCGTATACTCGCGGCTCGGTTATCAACGCGCAAGACCTTGCTGATGATCAGATTACTATGGTAGTCGATCAAGCAAATGCTTTCTCGTTTAAGATTGACGACATCGAAGAGCGTCAGTCTCACATCAACTTCGAGGCACTTGCTACTTCTTCGGGAGCATTCTCCCTGAAGCGTAAGTACGACGCTAACATCCTCGACCTCATGGCGACTGACGCAGGTCTCAACGGCGAATCCTCTGCTACCACCACCCAGATTGCGGGTATCGGTACGCTCGGTTCCGCCCTCGATATCGGTGGTGCATCTAGCCCCGGCGATACTGCTGTCAACACCATGCTGAAGATGGCGGAAGCACTCGACAATGAATCGGTTCCGGAAGAGAACCGCTGGTTCATTGCTCCCCCGGCATTCTACAAGCACCTCTTCTCGGCTGGTGCGAAGTTCGCAGAAGTTCAGGTAACTGGCGATGCAACTTCCCCGCTGCGTAACGGTCTTGTCTCGCTGGGCAACATCGCTGGCTTCCAGTGCTACAAGTCCACCGCCCTCGTCTCGAACGCGGGTACGGATCAGGTAACGCTGACTGGCCTCGCTACGGACGGCTCTGAGAACGTAATTCTCGGTGGTCACATGTCCTCAACGGCTACTGCTTCGCACATTGCGAAGACTGAAGTTGTCCGTTCGACTGAAACCTTCAGCGACATCGTTCGCGGTCTGCATGTCTTTGGTCGGAAAGTTCTCCGTCCGGAAGCCATCGTCCGTGGCGTTGTTAGCCTCGACTAGTAGGGAGAACTGAGTAATGGCTACTTATGATCGTACTATTACCGGCGGCGGTACTGTAGGGCATCCGGGCAACCTGCCCCGTCCGTACATCGTCACCTCCCCGGTTTACGACGCGGTGGATAACACCTCGCTCGCTGGCGCTGACATTGTCAAGCTCATCGATCTGCCTGCAGATACGATGGTGATCGGCGGCTGTCTTGAAGTCCTTGAGGCTTCGGGCAACTCCTCCGTGACACTCGACGTGGGCACCAGCACTGACGTTGACTCGTTGGTTGACGGCGGCGCAAGTAACGCTGCTGCAATCATCCAGTTCAACCTGAAGGCCGCAGCAATTAACATGGTTACTGCTGCTGACTCCGTTCAGGTGACTGTGCTTGACTCCGGATCATCCGGTACGACTGCACTGCGTTTCCGTGTACACGCCGTCCTGTGCGACGTGTCGCAGAACCCTGTTGAGTCTGCCACGGTCTCGACCGGCACCTAACAAACTTTGTCTTGGGGGCTTCGTGCCCCCTTGACACTTTTTATTTTTTGTGATAAAAGCAGGAATCCCCTGCCGGGGTAAACTCCCAGAGGAGCATTCCTGATGAATTACATCACAAGTAACATTCCGTACTTCAAAGCGTGGGTACGAAGAGAATATACCACCAATCACGATAGATATCATGGTGAGTTCTTACACGCAATGGTGATCGGGGTAACTACCCTGCCTATGCGTACCCTGTCATTCCAAGTCTTGTTTACGGGATGCGACGAAGAAGAAAACGTACACGGCGGAGCGATGTGGGCACGCATGCCGCTCACAGCTTTAGTAGGAGATACTCCCTTCGATGAATGGCCTGAACCTATTCCTACTTATCTGGCACAGCCGTGGGACTGTCAGTCACATCACCACTCAGTATTTGTTCTCAACAGAGGTACGCCCTGCCCGTGGCTGGCAAAGATAGACGGTGAATTTTATCCGGCTAAATACTACTTCACTGTAGACTACACAGACACTGAAGTAGCGGACGATCCAGCGCAGCACAAGCAGAGTCACGTACTCGAACTCATGGATGCTGGCAAGTGGACGGGCAACATCGTTGCTCTTCCGAACAACCGAGTGAGGGTGACCAACCCTGCATGGTTCGTAACGGGCGACGGCCCACCGGACTTCGCTCCTAGTCAGTGGGTCCATCATTCAAAGCAAGACCCGAATTATGTCAGCGATACGGCACGGGTATTCGACAACCTTTACGCGGAGAGCGATTATGAAGAAGATGATGAAGAGTAAAGGCATGAAGCGCGGCGGCAAGATGAAAGCCAAAGGCATGATGCGTGGTGGCAAGATGAAAGCCAAAGGCATGGCCCGTGGTGGCAGTGCAAAGAAGAAGATGATGAAGGGCGGCAAAGCTATGAAGGCGAAGGGTATGGCAAAGGGTGGTAAGCGCGGTGGCGCAATGACCCTTACATCGATCCGTGCTGCTGCTAAAGCCAAAGGCTACAAGCTCGTAAAGGCATAGTCAGATGGCAAAACGTCCCGGACTATATGCCAACATCGCAGCCAAGAAACGTCGTATCAAAGCCGGTAGCGGCGAAAAAATGCGTAAGGCTGGTAGCAAAGGCGCACCAACAACCGGCAACTTTAGGCGTGCTGCACAAACCGCAAGGAAAAAGTGATGGCACGCAAAGCCGACAAGATGCCAGCCCGTAGCAAAAAGAACTTTCGGCCTACGAAAGCGGGGGCTGGCATGACTAAGGCTGGGGTGGCTGCGTATCGTCGCAAGAACCCCGGCAGTAAGTTGAAGACTGCAGTCACGGGCAAGGTCAAGCCCGGAAGTAAAGACGCAAAGCGGCGCAAGTCGTTTTGTGCCCGCTCTGCCGGACAGATGAAAAAGTTCCCTAAAGCAGCAAAGAATCCGAATAGCCGCCTCAGACAGGCGCGGAAGAGGTGGAAATGTTAACTGCATTGATCGGCCCGATAGCAAATCTAGCTGGTACGTGGTTAGAGGGCAAGGTCGAAAAGACAAAAGCCGAGACAGGGGCCAAAGTCGCAAGGGCAAAAGCCGAAGCGACTATCATGGAAAAGAAGGCTACGGGAGAACTCGAATGGGATTTAGAAATGGCACGCGGAAGCCAGTCATCGTGGAAAGACGAGTGGCTGGTTATTTTGTTTTCGGTGCCTCTGATACTTGCGTTCATACCGGGCATGGAGGGAGTCGTAGCTAATGGATTCGAGCAACTCAAGGCTATGCCGCAATGGTATCAGTATTCTCTGGGGGTTATCGTTGCTGCCTCATTTGGCGTTCGTAGTGCTACTAAATTCTTTGGGAAGAAGTAAACATGGCCGAAGTCACTATGGAGCGCATCCTGAAGTGGAAGATACTCCCCCGTTTGATGATGCTGGGAATGTCGATCTCAGCATGGCGCGTAGTGGAGTGGTTCATGGGACTGCCGGACCCGACGAGTCAACAAGCAGCACTTGTGAGTGTGGTGACGGGAACACTGGCCGGTGCCTTTGCGGTATGGATGGGACATGAGGCGAAATGATGATGAATGCACACAACGTAACTCCTAAAATGAAGTACGATATAAACACATTTATAAACAAGGTTCGCGTACACGAGGGCTTGGTCCTTACTGTGTACAAGGACACTCTCGGCATCGACACTATAGGTATAGGGCGTAATTTAGAAGGCCGGGGCATCAGTAAAGAAGAACTCAATTACATGGATATTCCCTCCATAGATGCTGTTTACGAACACGGCATCACAGAAGCGGATGCGTATTACCTCGCCACAAATGACATTGCAATCGTAGAGAACGAACTTGCACGAGCCAAGCCCTGTGTGTACGACCTCGACGCAGTACGTCAACTGATCGTGATGGATATGGCATTCAATATGGGCGTGCCACGCCTCTGCAAATTCAAGAAGATGTGGGCTGCTATCGAAGCGAAAGACTTTGACACCGCATCCGTCGAGATGCTCGATTCTCGTTGGGCACGTCAAGTAAAATCACGAGCGACGAAACTTTCTGACGCTATGAAGAAGGGTGAATTTTGATGTCTGAAGAATTTTTTGAAAAGATGACCATGAAAGAATTGATTGCTGTTGCACGTAGCGTAGGTTTTTCGGCTAAAGATAAAGACGGTAAACTTCTTCCTAGAGACGTGTTGATCGATTCTCTCGGTCAGTTTGAAGGTGCAGGTATGTTTGATGGTATGCGTAGACCAAATGCTAAAGGCGGCAGGATAAGAAAGGCATACTACAACGGACAAGGAAAAAAACGATGACCACTAGATACACACCACCTCGTAGCGCACAAGACTCTGAAGAAAAGAAACGTCGTGAAGAAGGGCAAAACTACGACCGTCGCCCTGTCGCTCCGTTTGTCATGCACAGAAAGCCCACTCTGCAGGTGCGTCCGTTTAAGGATAAAAGGGGAGTGACAGGGCACGAGTCTAACGCTCCTATAGCCCCTGATGCCTTTCATCAAATGACTAAAGGTAAATACAAAAAAAATGATCCTGTTAAACTTGCAAAGGGTGGCAAAACAAAAAGCAAAAGCCGAGTCAATGAGGCCGGTAACTATACCAAGCCCGGACTGAGGAAGCGCATATTCAATCGTATCAAAGCTGGCGGAAAGGGCGGACGCCCCGGTCAGTGGTCGGCGAGAAAAGCTCAAATGACAGCGGCTGCTTATAAAAAAGCCGGGGGCGGCTACAGAGACTAAGATGAAACACGTCTTTCTCCTGTTTGTCTTTCTTGGCACAGGAGAAGACAAACGTCAAGTCAGTAGTGACATGTACTTTCGAGACTTGAATGAATGCGTATGGTACGCACAGACTTTACATAAACAAGGGAAAAGGGTGACGGCATACTGCCTACCCAAATTAGTTGATGAAAGTGTACGAGTTTACTGATGTTAGCCGAGCTTGCTGCTGCAAATGCTGCCTTCGCTGTGATCAAGACAGCGGTACAAAACGGCAAGGATATTGCCGCTGCGGGTAGTGCCATTGCGAGTTTTGTAGGTGCGAAGGAAGACCTGCAACGTAAAGCAAGCAAGAAGGGCAACGGATCAGACCTCGAAGAATTTATGGCCCTCGAACAGATACGAGAGCAAGAAGAACAACTCAAGCAGATTATGATCTATGCCGGACGGCCCGGGTTGTGGGGTGACTGGCAACGCTTTCAGGCAAAGGCACGGACTGCACGACGAGAGGCAGAGGTAGCTGCAGCCAAACGCCGTCAGAAAATGATGGACTGGACTCTTATCATAATAATCTCGTCCGCACTTTTGGCAATCCTTATAGGTTTTATTCTCTTACTGGCTCACCATCAGGGTAAACTATAATTTACTTGCAAAATACACACTTTTATGATATACTAGGTGTATTTGGGGGTTGACATGCACAAGCTGGCTATACAGGCGCTACAACACAAATATCAGGCGGAGATGGCAGATGCAGAGTTTGTATTCCAAGTGTATCTGGACAAGCCGGTGG